TGTTTACTAAATCGTCTGTCATTTTGCCTCCTCTTTATGGGTCATGTTTAGTAAAACATTTAATCTCTTTCTTTGGAACTCCGTGTTGTCTGGATCATTAATAAGTTTCCTAGCAAAAGAACGAACTTGCTGATAATTAAGGCCAGCAAGATCACAGACATCAACAAACCAAGTAGCAGTAACGCCAACACTTTTACTAAACCATCGTACAGCATCTTCCCTAACTTGAACAGATTCTTTAGAAACGTTTTCATTTTCATTACTGGCATCAAGTAAAGCTTGGTAGATGACGGCTCTGAATAGTGCTCTTTCATTCTCGCCCTCTTTATTTACCTCTGTAATCGTATCGAGTGTAGGGTCGATAGCAATCCGGGTTTGGTTTGGGTTTAACGAATATGTCTGTTGTATTAATTTCTTTTGGTCTTTCATCTATCCATTCCACTGGTACAAATCTATCTGCCCATATAAAATTATTGTTACTAAGCCAATCACCATAAGTTGTTTTACTAGTTTTGTAAAGTTTATTTCTAGAATTTTGTAATACAAATCTAATGTCCAAGTCTGGTCTCTGTTGTTTTATACGCAGATGTTTGGCTCTATCCTCTTTTGTAAGTTGTCCCTTGAGTTCTATTATAATACCGTTTGATAATATAATATCTGGGGTATATGTTTTTCGAATCGCTGGGACTACATAAGGTATGACTAAGGTTTCATATTCAAAATCAACTTTATCTTCATTAAGCTTACCACAAACAGTAGCTTCAAAGATAGATCTATAAAATCCTTTTTCTTTGCGCAACACACTCATGGAATATCTTCTGAAACATTAGGTTCAGTAACCACTTTGGTTAACCATCGTGGTCCTTTACTGTAAATAAACTTTCGTAGTCCTTGTCCATCGTTAGCATCAGACCAACAGTCAGTTTTGTATGCACAGTATGAGCACCCTACACTTAACTTCATATTACCGGACGTTCCGTCTGGCTCCTCTTCATAACATTTCGGTGGTGGTTTATTCTTATCTTTTAGTACACTTCTTAAATGTTTAATTCTTTCTCGTGCATTCGGCACATCAGATTTATCTGGGCGACACAGTGCTAGTGCCCCGCTTTGTTTATCGATAGCAAGAAAGGCTACCTCGTCATTGTTATTAGCCGCTGAGTATGCAGCAATCTGATGAAGATACCCAAAGGCATCAGTCTCTGGTGTAATATCGTTGTTTCTAAATTTTCTAAAACCAAATTGAGATGCTGACTTAACATCAACAACAACCCCATCTATCACGGCATCTTGATGTCCAGTTACTCCGTCAAGCTTTAAAGTTCTCTGTTCATCAGTAACAGAATGACCTGCCGTTTTAGATAGTAATAATAATAGTGCCTCTAACATATGCCCATATAAAAACTTAATTCGTGCATGAGCTGGCATATGTTCTCTTAATTCTGGTTTATATAACTCATACCATAGTTGACGATCTGGTTTACCGAGGCTCGACATACGAATACCTCGGCTACCAGATTGTTTTTCTGTTAAGTAAGTAAGAACAGCATCTTTCACACTCTCTGCAAATTTATTTAAATCATGTGGCTTCGGTTTTCTATCGTTACCCTCATCAAACAATTTGTAAATATCTTTTACAAGAGTATCTATGCTTTTCTTACTAGACATTAGAACGGAAGCTTATCGTCTTCCAACTCATTTTTAGATGCACCGTTCGTTGGAGCCTGATATCCAGACTCTTCCTCGAACTCATCTAAATTTTCAGAAGGACTGTACTGAACTAGTTTAACTACTTGCACAGCTGTTAAAGATGCACCGACACCTTTGTTGCCTCCGACATTATAATCATAAGTGTCAAAAGCTACGTTTACTAACGAGCCATTACCAATTAAAATATCAGAACTAATAGGTGTTCTTTTAGAATCTACAACACGAGGTGCAAGGTTCTTTGTACCGTCTTTACGAGTGTACTTTCTTTTTATGGTGATGAAATCATTTCTCTCATCGCCTTTATTTTTAATACGAGGACCAAGACCCAAATCTTGTAGTTGTTTCTTAGTCTTTGCATCCACTGTTACATCAATGGAAAAGATACCTTGTTCATTGTACTGATCAAAGTGTGGTTGGTGGACTTTCGCCCAGTATGCAGTGCCAGATATTTTTGACATGGTTTTCTCCTTATATAAAAGTTAATAAAATTAAATGTCTCCGAAGAAACACTTGGACAGTATACCATACTGCCAATGGTGTCAACAGCTAGTGAGTTTCTTTCCAAGTCGTGCCGATTGAATACTCACTATCTAGTGGACATCGTAGGTTAAATTGTTTTTCTACACGTTTCATTGCCTCCTTTGTTATGTTACCAAAATCTACAGCTTGTTCCTTACGGACTTCAA